TGTAGTCCTATGAGAATGAATTATAAGAGTTATCCAACCGACTTCATCCAACAGCTCAAGCGTGATAGAGGTGTTGCAGGGCGTAAGAAAGCGCGTGCTTTTATGGAGTTCTGGGATGACATGGAGCATGGTGATCATAACAGTGAATCGTTCTATGCTAAATCATGGGATATCTCCCGCAGTACTTCTCACGAATGGATTAAAGAATTCAAAGTAGAGATGGATCTATTTGTGGATCATATGTTCCTAAAAAATCAGCAACACTATAACCACGCCGTATTTCCAACCGAGCAAAACGAGCAAAGACAACCGAGCAAAACGAGCAACTATAAACCTCGTAATATAGGAACTTATATAACATCAACCGAGCAAAATGAGCAACCACTACCGAGGGAAGCTTTTAATCTAAATAATAATAATCATGCGCGGGAACTTCGTAGAGAATGGTGGAATGACGGTGAGTTTCAGGAACTCTTTTTCATTTACTCTCAAAACACCAAGTTCGTCGGTAAAAAAGAAGATGCGTTCGAGCAGTTCACTCGAACCGATATGAATCCATCAATACTAATCCTATCAGCTATCCAATACCTACACGATCCGCAGGTCGGCGGCAAGCATTACAATCTTGCAAATTTCCTAAAGAACGAAACCTATCTCTCATACATCCCTAAGATGATCAAAGTACGTCACGGTGATCAAGATATCATCGGTGAGTATGATCGGGTTAACCAACGTATTATCGAGAACGGTAGCAATCGAGTAATAGTCCTGACCCCTGAGCGTTTGGTTGAGCTGTTCAAAGTCGGAGCATTAGAGTTTATCAAACCAGTTGGGAGAGTGGCATGATCAAGATGAATGCTAACTTCAGAGAGATCAACTCTTTCATAGGATCAATACCGAAGCAGATCAGTTATGGATCATCGGTTGGATTGAATAACCTAGCAACTCATATGCGTGATTCAGAACTTGCAGGGGCTAAGAACGCATTTACATTACGCGGTCGATGGTATGAACCTCGATCTCGTTTTGGTTTCAATGTTCAGTTCGCAAAAAAGAATGATCTCAATGCATCGGTCTATACTCGTGCTGATTGGTTGGTGCTTCACGCTGAGGGAGGAACTAAGACGGCACGTGGTCGTATCGCTATACCTACCGCTGAAGTTAAGCGTAGTAAGCGCGACATTATCACCCGTGCGAATCGTCCACGTAATGTTAAAGGATCATTTCTGATTCATACGTCAAAAGGTGATGCTATCGCTGTTCGAAAAGGTAAAGGTAAACGTTCACGGTTCGTAATTCTTTATTGGTTAGAGAAACAAGCGAAGATTAAAAAGGTCTTCGACTTCTATGAGATAGGGCAAAAGGTTTACGACCGTAACGTACATCGATATATCAGCGATGGAATTGATATCGCGTTTAGAGGTATGAGATGAGCACGGGTCCTTTGGGGGGTTTTGAACTGCCGAGGGTACTCGCAACCTCGAAAGAATCCCACTGTAATAGTTTTTTTGTAAAAATGGTTGTAGCTCAGAAGCACGTTGTAGTAGTAGTTTGATGGGGATGTTATGAAAATAAGTCAATCAAAATTTGCACAACAAATAGGGGTGTCACAACAGCAGATTGGAAAATATATTTCATCCGGGATATTAAAAAAAATAAATGACAAAGGTGAGATAGATTCTGAAGAATCTATAAAAACTCTTAAAGGGCTTGGAAAGATCGGTGATGATGGAAAATATATCAAGCGTGAAAATATTACTCAAGATAATGGATCACTTTTGCCTTTTGATGGAGATGTATCATACAAGAGCCCTGCAAATATGACAGAAGAAGAGATAGAAGAAGTAGAGCGAAAAGAAAGGGAAGAAGCTCAAAGGGCAGTAGACGCTCTAAAAAATAAAGCTCAGATACTTGGTGCTTCTCTATCTGATGAACAACAAAATTTTTTAGATAAAGCTGAGTTATCAGAATCACGCAGAAAACGAGAAGCGGCCGATGCTATGACCGCCGAACTAAACATTAAACTCAAAGAGATAGAGATCGCTCGAAAACAGCGTGAAGATGAAATAACGGAAGGGCTCTATATTCTAAAATCAGAAGTAAAGGTTCAAGCGTCAGAAGCAGGATCAGCATTTGTGAATGCGGCAATGATATCTATTGATAGATCGGCTCCTCAGCTGATTGGTAAGCAATCAATCCATGAAATAAAAAGTATTTTAAAAGATCAACTCGCAATCTCACTGAAAGGTCTAATCAATGAGTGAATTAGTTTATTATGACCATTTTATAGAGGCTATACAGGTTAAAAAAACACCTCTAATTAGTGACTGGGCTGATCAAAATAGATATATTTCAAAAGGTGCGGAAAAAGGGATGTGGCAAACATCTCGGACACCATACCTCAAAGAGATTATGGATTGTTTATCACCACAAAGCCCCGTAAGGGATGTATGTGTTGTAAAGCCTACTCAGATGGGGTTTACTGAGGTAGGGGTAAATACAGCCCTTTATTACTCTGATGTACACCCTACGCTCGTATTGCTTATTATGCATACTCAGGGTATTGCTGAAACGACTGCTAAAAACCGTATTAACCCTGCAATTAAAAAAATACCGACACTTGCAGATAAAATCGTACCATCAAAAAAAGCCGGAGACGGCGGACCCGATTTATCGAAAGTATTCCCGGATGGTTTTTTAGAAATAAAATGGGCTCAAACTCCATCATCATTCGCATCTATCCCTGCTGAAATAGTTTTAAATGACGATATCAACCGATGGCCCACTGACGTAGGTGATGAGGGGAATCCTCTAGACTTGGCTCGAGGTAGAACTGAAACATTCTCAAACTATAAATTTTATTCAAATAGTACACCCACTACATCCGACAAATCAAATATCGGAAAAGAGTTTTCAAAATCGGATCAACGACATTATTATATGCCGTGCCCTGAGTGTACACCGCTAGACAAGAGTAAACAAAATATAGAAAATATGGTAATTTTTGAATGGAAATTTTTTCTTTTCGATAGAGATGAACACGGTCAACTCATAGGTGATGTTATGTTTTGCTGTCCTCATTGTGGGTCTTTGATTCCTGAAGAGAAAAAGACTTGGATGATGAGTGAAGAATCGGGTGCGAAGTGGATACCGCATAAGCCTCATATCAAAAAACGAGGTTACAGAATTACAGGAATGTATCAACCTCTCGGTATGGGTAGAGATTGGACAAAAATATGTGAACGGTTTTTAGAAGCGGCGGAAGCGGCAGAAAAAGGGGATAAAACAAAACTAAAAACGGTTACAAATACCATTTTTGCGGAAGAATGGGAACAAGAGCTTATTAAAATCGATATTAGTATTGATACATTTCTACAACGTAGAGAATATTATGCAGAGCAAGTGCCGGCGGGAGTTTATATGTTGTGTGCAGGGGTTGACACTCACGAAACACGTTTTGAAGTTGAAGTTGTAGGATATGGTAAAAATGGTGAGACATGGGGGATAGAGAAGAACATTATTAATGGAGATCCTGCGTTACCTGAGACTAAAAAAGCTCTCGATGAATATTTATTACGAAAAACGTTTATGCACGAATCCGGTAACCCTATGAAGATTTATTGTTCTACTGTGGACTTTGGTGGGCATAGATCAAAAGCAGTCGGAGAATTTACCGCTAAACGAGCCATAAACCGAGTATATGCCGTCAAAGGATCAACGGCCATAGAATCTCCTATCGTCAATAAAATCCCATCAAAAACGAAATATGAGACCAAGCTTTATATCGTTGGACCGAATGCGGCCAAAGATGATTTTTTTTCTCGTGTAATTTTGACCGAAAAAGGATCAAACTTTTGTCATTTTCCAATGTCTTATGACAAAACGTATTTTGATCAGCTGTTAACTGAGAAAAAGAATGCCGAAGGGCGCTGGGTCAATCCAGGTCAAAAACGAAATGAGGCACTGGATTGTAGGATATATGCTGACTGCGCGTATGCATTGAGTGGTCGTGATGTAGATAGATTATCTGCTCCGATATTCTATACATCAAACGGATTAGGTAAAAAATCAGGTAGACGAATCATATCGAGGGGGAGATAATGGCTAAAAAAGAATATAAAACACCTATGCGGGTCAATGTTGATGTCAATGTTTTTAATGCAATTGAGATGATAAAAGCGGATAAAAACACCGAAGAAACAGGATCGCTTCTTAAAATGCTCCTCCTTGAAAGCCCTACATTTGCCGAAAAATACGAAGAAATAATGAGACTATTCGGTAAAACTGCCTAAAAATACCACAAACAAATAACCAAAGTCAAGACAGCAAAACTGCTGTCTTTTTTATTTCCTCCGCTTCTGTGAAAATGTCATCAAGATTAAAAATAAATGGATTTAACCTTGACACTCATTGCACAACTCACATCGGTACAAGCTGCTATCGAAGCAGTTCTTTCGTCTCAGAGTTATGAGATGGACGGGCGCAAGCTCACTCGTGCTGATTTGGAGATGTTGCAAGCTCGTGAAGATCGCCTCGAAGATAAAATCCGCAAATACGGCCCCAACTATGATATTACGCAAGCTCAGGTCACACCGCGCCGTGGTATCCGTGTGAAAAATGTGGTACCTCGATGAAAAAACCAACCGTAACCCCTAACATAATCGACAAAGCCGTAATGTTTATGGCTCCTGAGTGGGGGATATCGCGTATTCAATCGCGTATGAAATACGAATCTTTGGCAATGGGTGGATATATCGGTGCCGATACGTCACGCCGTTCTATGCGCTCTGCCAATGCTGCTATCGGATCATCTGATACCGATGATCTCCCATCACTCGAAAAACTCCGTGGAATTGCCCGTGATATGTACCGCAACGCTCCGATCGTTCGGGGGGCTATGGATACGATGCGATTTAATATCCTCGGGTCAGGGCTCATGGTGCAGTCTGAAATCGATCATGAGTTTTTAGGGATGAGTGAAGATGATGCGAGAGCGTGGGAAGTCAAAGCGGAGCGAATCTTTCGATTTTGGGCGGATTCGGAAAACGCCGATATCGAACGTACCTCTAATTTTTATGAATTACAAACGATTGCCCTTTTCGGAGCACTTATCAGCGGTGACGTTTTTGCCGCTCTCCCTTATGTCAAGCGTCAAGACTCTCCGTTTTCCCTTGCTATTCAGCTGATCGAAGCGGATCGATGCTGTAACCCGAACAATGCTATGGATACAGAAAAAATAGCCGGAGGGGTAGAGACAGATGCGCTAGGTGCTCCGACTCATTACCACTTCTCGAAATATCATCCTGGCGGATTCAAGTTATCGACTGAATCCAAAAAAGTACCAGTTTTTGGAAGTAGCGGCCGTCGTAATGTTCTCCATGTATTTGAAAAAGTGCGTCCGGGGCAACGTCGCGGGGTATCTATCCTCGCTCCGATCATCGAGCCTCTGAAACAATTCACCGATTACACTCACGCAGAATTAACCGCCGCAGTTGTGAGCGGGTTGTTTACCGTATTTATCAAGAGTGAATCGGGTGGTGTTGACATCGATATGGAAGATGAAAACGGCGGAAGCGGTACGAATGTAGATCACGATGAACTCAACTTATCGGCAGGTGCTATTTTAGGACTTGCCCCTGGTGAAACGGTAGAAACTGCAAACCCTAACCGACCAAATACGGCGTTCGATCCTTTTACCCAAGCGATTCTAAAACAGATCGGTGCCGCGCTCAACATCCCGTTTGAAGTGCTTATGAAACATTTTAGTGCTTCATACTCTGCTAGCCGTGCTGCATTGCTAGAAGCGTGGAAAATGTTCCGCACTCGCCGTACTTGGTTTGCTAAAAAATTCTGTCAACCTACTTATGAAGCGGTGCTTACCGAAGCGGTATTAATGGGGTATTTAAGTGCTCCCGGATTTCTCGAAGATCCAATGATCCGAAAAGCATACTGCGGGGCATCATGGAACGGACCCGCTCAGGGTCAGCTCAACCCAGTCAATGAAACCAAAGCGGCGG